GCGGCGTTCTCCTGGGCAGGGCGGGACTGGGTGTTGCGGTTGGATCAGGGCAGCTGCAGCTCGTCGGCGCGCTGGTTGTAGGCTTCGGTGAGGATCTGGCGCTCGGCCGGCTGGTACAGGTCGACCAGCGAATAGGCGTCGTCGAGGACGTCGCGATCGGCGGCGCTGCGGATGCGGTTGATCGCTTCGTCGAAAGTGACGATCTGCGGCTCGGGATCCAACTCGCTGGCAGTCTCCGACGGAGCCTCCTGGCCGGTCAGTTGGGCTTCCAGCGACTGCAGCGAGCCGGCCTCGTGCGCTACGCCCGCGCCGGCAGGGACCACCTGACCGGTGCCCCAAACGTCGCCCACTTCCTCGCTGGTGTGGATGCCCTGGGAGACCTCCGGCGCATACACGCGCGCCCAGAACGCCGCGGCGCGGTACATGAACATCTGCTCCGGCATCGTCAACCACTTCGAGCCATTCTTCTTCGACCAGCCCTCGGCCTTGACCATGGCCCAGGTGATCCAGGCGCCCAGGCAGCGGTGGCTGCCGGCTTTGTCCTCGGCGAAGGCGCGGACGCGATAGTCGTCCTTCGAAGGATCGGTGCCGACCACCTCGAAACGCAGCGGCGTGAACCGGCCGCAGGCGTTCACCGTGGCGATCAGAAACGACGACGACAGCGACGGCCGGCCCTGGATGATGTGCAGGTTCTGCATGATCTGCATCGGGCTGGCGCCGATGCGATCGGCCAGCTCGAGCGCGATCAGGGTGTTGGGGATGTTGTTCTGGTATTCCTTCGGCACCAGAGACGACGACGACATGGCCTTGGCACGCCGGTAGGCGAGATTGAAGTCCGCATCGCCCTGGGTGGCCGGCAGGCGCTGAGCGGTGTCGTTGGCGGTGATCAGTTGTGCGTTCATGCAGTCAATCCTTCAACGCCCAGGCGGGCAAGGAGATTTCGGTGATGCCGGAGTAGCCCGGCCATTCGTTGGACTCGCGGCAGCGGCGGAGGATTTCCAGACCGCGTTCGCGCAACTCAAAGCCGCGCACCTCCGCCGCCGCGTCGATGCTGTACACCGCTGGCAGGTACGGCGGCTCTTTCTCCTGGGCCAGGATCAGGTAGTGCTGCACACCGATACCGCAGACCCGCGCGCCATCGCAGTAGTGCGCGTGCTGGACGTGGTAGCCGTAGCGGTCGATCGAGCGGGAGAAGGCCTCGGGACTCGCGTCGTCGGTCGTCTTGAGGTCCATCAGGAGCTTGCGACTTTCTACCCACCAGTCGGCGCGCGCCTTGCACGGGACGCCCGTGGCCTCGTCGACCCAGCGCATGGTCACCTCGCTGACACCGTCGCGCATGATCCCGGCCGCGACCGGGTGCGCCATCAGCGCTGCGTGCATCGCCTCAATCTGCTCGAATGCTTCGCGCGGCAGCGCAATCTGCCCCTCGTGTTCGGCATACCAGGCATCCCAGAATGCGATCGATTCGAGCGTCGCCTCACTGGGCTTCTTGGCGGTGCGCAGGTGCCGCAGGTCGCGCGGCGCATCTGCCGGCGGCGGGGCGCAGTAAGTGGCGGTGAAGACTTCAGGCTCAAGCACGCGGCAGTGGTAGGCCTTGCCGAACACCTTGGCCGGTGTGTCGTCGTCATCCCTTGTTGCGGCCCACGCCTTGATGTGCGCCGGAGTCTGCGTGCGCAGGCGCTGCAGAACGCCGCTGGTGGCCGTGCCCAACTCCCGCCGCTGGTATTCGGCGGCGGGGACGTCGAGTAGGATCTGGCCGTTCACTTGCCAGCCTTCGGGCGGATGAAGCTGGTGCCGTTGCCGCGCGCCGCGCGCCAGGCGGTGTTCGCCGCGCCGGGCACGAAGGCGAAAGCGATCACCGCAACCAGTGCCGCAGCCGTGGCCAGCGCCGACAGGCCCTGCTTGTGGAACTGCCAGGCCGCCCAGAGCAGGAATACGACCATGCAGACGAGGATGGCCATGAGGCCGAACGCGGATCGCTTCATTGCTTCGCTTCCTTGTGGTGGGTAGTGGGCCAGTCGCCGGCGGCGATCTGGGGAATGCGCAGTGCCAAGCCGGCCAGGAACAGCAGGCTGCACAGCAGCAGGGTTCGGTTCTCGGTGAGGCGCTTCACCGCTTCCTCCGGGCGCCATCCAGCAGGTTGAGTCGGCGGCGGTTTTGCTCGAGCTCAAGCTGCGCGCGGGTGGCGGCTTCGCGATCAGCAGGACTCGGGTTGAATGCGAGCGGCTGAGAACGCGGATCCGCATCCGGCTTCTGATCGCTGTGGGTGACGGGCTGCCAGGTGCTCACGACAGCAGCCCCTGCATGACGGTGGCCGCGACCGCGCCGAAGATGAAGCCGGCAATCGCGCCCAGCACGGTGAACTCGCGCGCGGATTCCCGAATCGCGCCTCGCAGTTCGTTGTCGAGGCGGCTCACGCCGCACCCCCGACGCGGGCGAGGGCGGCGCGCAAGTCGCCCGTGCACCTTCCCCTTACGTCGCTCTGCAGGTACGACAGGAGTCCGATCAGCGTGGTGTTCGGCTTGGCTGCCGGGAAGATGCGCCGCTCGGCCGTGCGGAATCCAAGGCCGTAACGCCCGCCTAGCCCGCACCGCTGGTAAATTTCGTTGATGTGCCAGACGCCTTTGAACCGAACTGCGCGGACCGTGAATGTCCTGCCGTCGCGGCTAACCTTTTCTTCGATGCGGGGCGCTGTGAAGTAGTCGTTGTCGTCTTCAGGCTGTGGCGCGAGACGCGCTAGCACGTCGCCGAGCACGGTCCCCGACTGATCGGCGGCCAGCACCCACGCCGTGCGCGAACCGAGCCCGACGCTGTCGTCGCCAGGGTCATGCTGCCCGGTGAACCGCAGCAGCGGCTTTTCGTGCCAGTCGTCCGGCACCTCCACCGCGCAATCATCGAGACCGGTGAATAGCTCGTGCGTTGCGCGCAGCTGCTGGTAGTGCACGTCCTCGGCGGCGACGGCTTGGGCGTTGTTGACGCAGTTTCGACAGACCAGTCGCTCGGCGCCATCGTGACACTCGCTGCACACCGCCAGCACATCGACAGGGGCGCTCATGCCGCCGCCCGCCACGCAGCTACCGCTTCCCGGCAGGCGAGGTCGCAACGAATCGCAGCCTCGATCATGCGCAGCTGGCCCAGCACCGGTCGCATAGCGCGCTGCCGCGCCGGCAGGTATTGGTTTTGGTGGTAGGCGCTCCAGCTCGGGGACTTCCGCGCCTTCGCCAGAAATAGCAGCGTGTCCGGGAAATCGTGCGGGACGAAGCGGGACAAGTTGCGTCCCTTCTCGCGGCAGTAGCGGGTGGACATGTCAGCGTCTCCGGTTGCGAGCAAAGAGGCCAATTACTGACCGGCACGACGCACGGCCAACGCGAACCCGTAGGAGTCGCGGTGGACGCCGCTGACGGCGCCGCCGTTGAAACCGACGAACCACGCGGACGCCGAAGACCAGGCGCACAGGTCGCTCGTCCAGAACCAGCCGCTCTCGGGGAAGTCGGGGAAGGCCGCGGTGTCGATCGCCGGCGCGTGCCGGCTGATGTCGACGATGCTCAGCAGCTGTTCGCGGGTCGGCAGTGCCCAGTCCTTGTGTCCGGCGTAGTCCAGCTCGGCGCAGGCCTTGATCGCCTGGTCGTGGGTCATCGAGCCCTGAGGCAGCGGCTTGGCCGTCCATTCCAGGCCGGTCTTGGAATCGATCACGGTCAGGACGCCGCCGTGAGTCTGGGTGAAGCGCTGCTGCTGGAAGCTCATCTCGATCTCCATGCCCCTCGGCGGATGCCGGTGTCTTGGGGCGATGGAGTTAGATTAGGGGCGCTTATGTACCCTGTCAATAGGGGCGCTCATATTTTCTTCCGTGGCTGGTCGCTGAAGACCATCAGTGCCGTCAATCGTCGAGTTCGGACGCGGCCCGGAGCTGGAATCGGTGGGGGTCGGTAGTGACCAGCATGTGGGTTGCGGCACCAGCATTCAGTAGCGCGCACGCCAGGAAAAAGATCACCGCGCCGCGATCCTTTCGGTTGAACCAAGCGGCGAGGACCAGTCCGCCGGCCAAGAGTGCGAACAGAATGATCAAGGGACCTCCCGCTTGGTCAACGCGTCGAATATCGCCTGCAGCTGCATTGGATCAACCTCGGGATCGCGAGTCGACCCGATGCCGACAAGGATCGCACCGATCGCTACGGTGCGGTCGCGTTTTACCATCCTTGGGTAGCGCATTTGCGCATTGACCATCATCGGCTCAAGGAACATGCCAACCGTCTCAGTGAGACTGACGTCTTCCCGTAAGTGGATATTTTGCCGGAAGAATCGCCAGCGATCCGCAGCGATCGCCGCCAGTTCCATAGCTTCGCGCTCGCGCGCCCGCTGGATCCACCACAATGGGTTGATCCAGCGCATCATTCCTCCCAGCTACCGATCCAGCGCACGCGGCCGATGATTCGAACTGGTTCACGCGGGTTATCCATGCGCTTTGGTCGATTCCAGTGGTGATCGCCGTTCGGGTTGTCACTGGCTACAAGCACCAGGTCATCAATCATTTGGATGCGCTTGGCATAGATCTCTCCACGCCATTCCACGACGAATATCGCCCCGTGCACCGGGCGCGTGTCATCCTCGTCAAACAGGATGGCGTCGCCGTCTTTGATGCGCGGCTCCATCGAGTCCCCCTTGCCGTAGTACACCGAAAGGCGGCGGTTGAGCAGGCCTTTGCGGCGCAGGCTGGTGGCGCGGAACTTGAGAGAGTGTGTCTCGGCATATTCCTGCACCTCAGTGCCACTGCCCAAGCCAACCCCCTGGGTGTAAGCCGGCACGTCCTCATATCCCTGGCCGTTGGCCCCAGTCTGTGACAGCTGCTGCTCGGGGAGGTCGGTGCGAATATCGGTGTCCTCAACGTCTAGCGCCCGGCAGAAAACCGCCAGTGTTCGATAGTTCATGGGGATCTTGCCGTTGAGGTACTGAGAGACCGCTCCCTGCGTGATCCCCAGTTCTGCGCCGATGCTCTCCTGCGTCAGCCCCAGGCCACGCGCGCGCGCCTGCCAGACCGCTCGAAGCTTGCTGGCAGCTACTTCGTCGGCCTTCGTTGGCTTTGCTTTCCTGTTGCTCTCCATATGAGGAACGCTAATGGCCGGCCATCCTTTCTGCCATGAGGGGCGCTATTGACATGCAAATGAGGGGCGCTAATACTCTGTGCCCATGGACATCGCCACCTACCGCAAAGCAAAGGGACTGTCGCAGGCGGCCTTCGCCGCATTGCTGACGGAATCGGGTTCCCCCGCCACGCAGAGCCTGATCTCCCAGTGGGAGCAGGGCGCGGTCAAGGTGCCGCCCGAGCGCTGGGCCGTGATCGAGACGCTCACCGCCGGCGAAGTCGGGCGCGGTGACCTGCGGCCTGATCTGTTTTCGGTCGCTCCTGCTGCCTGACACCTGAAGGCCTGCTCCTGACGGGGTAGGCCAAATTTTTGCCCAAGGGGACCTAGTGAACGCCAGTGAACGGAAGGGAACAGCCGTGACCCAGCGTGAATTCGCGCTGCTGGCCGGGCTTCCAGAGCCCAAGGATGCGGCCGAAAAAACGGTGCGCCTGTGCGACAGCGAGCCGGATGCGATCGCGGTGTCGATCGCCATATCGGGGCTGCGCCAGGCCGAGATCGCGCGACGCATGGGTGTGGCCCGTAGCTACCTGACCATGCTCAAGACCGGTGAGCGGATGATGCCGCGCAACGCCCAAAGCAACATGACCGGGCGCTTCTGCAGCGCCACCGGCACCAATCTACTGCGCCAGTACCGCGAGCTGCAAAGCGCCTTGCGCGTCGCCCGCGGCCAGGTGCGCGCGGTCGATCGCATCGCGGAAATTGCCTCTTACACGTCGAGGGCGGCATGAGCGCGATCGTCGTCTGGGGCCATGGACGCAGCTGGGTGGTGCATATCAGCGTCGAAGGGCGCATCACCTGGTCGAGCCAGTGGTTCACGGCGCAGGCCGATGCGCGGCGCCTGGCCGACCGGATGCAACAGCACGCGCGGAGGGCGGCTTGAACCTGACCGCGTCCCTGGGCATGCCGGTCCTCGCCACGCGCGAGGAATCAGCCGCAGACCTGCTTCCAGGCTGCGCCACAGCCCCGCCACGCGCGAGGAATCAGCCGCAGCACAGCTTGGCCGGCTACGGCCGCCTGCTCTCGACCATGCATTTCATGCGCTGGGCGATCGAGCGGGAGCACTTCCCGAGCCCGGAGGACGTGATGGCGCGCTTCCAGGTCTGCAGGGCCACCGCGTACCGCTGGACCGCCGCCCTTGCGGAGGCATACGGCATCGACCCCGCCGTGCGACACGGGGGGAGGAATCCTTGAATTACTTCGAGCTCCACATCGGCGACTACGACAAGGCCACGGCGCACCTGACGGCGACCGAGGACGGCATCTACGGCCGGCTGCTGCGTCGCTACTACGACACGGAGGCGCCGCTGCCGGCTGACCTGAAGGCCGTCCAGCGCCTTGTCCGTGCACGCGCCAAGGATGAGAAAGAAGCGGTCGAGACGATGCTCGAAGAATTTTTCGAGCTCAGCACCGATGGCTGGCATCACAAGCGGTGCGACGAAGAGATCGAGCGCTATCAAGCCAAGCGCGCCAAGGCTCAGGCCAGTGCGAACGCTCGCTGGGGCCGACAGCAAGAGGCATCCGAACGCAATGCGAACGCATCCGGCGAATCCGATGCGAACGCATCTTCGGACGCAATGCGAACGCATAGCGATGGCAATGCTCGCCAGTCACCAGTCACCAGTATTACTCCAGAAGATCTACAGAGCGCTGAGAGATCTCTGAGCCCGCGCGCCGCGCTGACGCCGATCGATCCCAGCGCCGCCGGCCGTGCCTGCCTGGCCATGCGCAAAGCCGGCCTCACCCAGACCAACCCCAGCCACCCGTCGCTGCTCGCCGCGCTCGCTGAGGGCGCCATCGACGCTGACTTCGAACACACCGCCCGCGAGGCCCTGACGCACCAGCCGTCGAAGGGCTTCGCCTGGGTCATCGCCACCGTGCGCGGCCGACTGGCCGACGCCAAGCCCGGAGCATCCAGCCATGCACCACGCAGCAGCAGCGGCCGAGGCAGCCTTGCCGATCAAGTCCGCAAACCCGAATCGCAACCCGACGCCGGCAGCGCCGGCACCGTCATCGAGGGCTCGGCAGTCCGAGTCCCGCATCGCTGAGATCTGGCAGCGAATGCTGGGCATGTACGGGCACACCTGGGCCAGCCAGTTCGGCGTGCAGCCGGAAGGCACCGCAGCTGAGACGTGGGCCGCATCGCTCGCAGGTCTGAGCGGACCGCAGCTGGCTGCAGGGCTGCAGGCGTGTGTTGCCGAGGGCAGCGAGTGGCCACCGGGCGCGCCGCGCTTCCGCGCCATGTGCCTGGGCATCCCGTCGTTTGTCGCCGTGCAGTACGAGGTCACCCGCGCCGACGCCGAGCGCTCGCCATTCACCCGCAGCGTGTGGCAGTTCATCGACGGCTACGCCTATCGCCACGCCTCGGCACGCGAGTGCCAGAAGCTGTTGCAGGCCGCCTACGACCGTGCCCGGGACATGGTCATGCGCGGTGTACCTCTGCCTGAGCCCATCGCCGGCGCCATCGATCACCAGCCCGGTGAATCCGTGCCCGCCACAGCCGCACAGCGTCAGCAGCACCTGGCCAACATCGCCGAGATCCTGGGACTGTCACCGCCCGAGGCCGAGGCCATTGGCGAGGAAGGGCTGCTCAAGGCCGCAGGGGAGGGGGCGTGATGGCTCGTTCCACCGACACGCGCGCGCGCACGTTTGCGCCGGGCTGCCGCGTCTGCCACGGTACTGGCCGCGTGCACGAGTTCGACCGGCACCGCATGGCAACGACCAGTCGCGAGTGCGAGTGCTGGAGTCTCGTTGAGCAGCAGCCGCAGGCAGTGAACGATCGCTTCGCTGCGATCCGCGACCAGCGGTTGGCGAGCTTGCGGAAGGACGCCCCGTGACCCGCTACGCCGTCACCCTGCCGTACCCGGTCAGCGCGAACCGCTACTGGCGCGCCGTGTCGATGGGCCCGCGCCTGGCCATGGTGCCGACGAAGGAGGCCAAGGCGTACAAGGCCGAGGTCGCGTGGAAAGCCAAGCAGGCCGGGCTACGGCTGCCGCTCGACGGACGCGTGACGTTGCTGGTGCGGCTGTACCCGGAGCGCCCGCAAGACTGGGCCAAGCGCGCGCGCCAGCAGCCCGACAGCTGGGACGACACCGTGCGGTGCATCGACCTGGGCAACTGCGAGAAGGTGCTCTCCGACGCGCTCAACGGCATCGCCTGGGTGGACGACAAGCAGCTGCGGCGCATCGTGCTCGAGCGCTGCGAACCTGACGAGCAGGGCGCGCGCGTCGAGGTGGAAATCGAGCCAGTGCGCATCGCCGCAGTGGCGATGGACCTGTTCGCGATACCGGGGGAGGCTGATGCGCAGGCTGGGATCGCTCGCTGAGCGCGTGGATTGGTTCCAGGTGCTGGAAGACCTGCGACGAGCGGGCCTGCCATGTTCGGCCGTGGCCAAGCATTTGCGCGTGCCGCACTCCACCGTTCACGGCTGGAAGATGGGCGTAGAGCCCAAGCACGTGGACGGCGAGTTGCTGGTCGATCTATGGATTGGGATCACGCAGTGCAACCGCCACCAGGTGCCGCGGGTCGGGAAATAGTCGGGAACCCGCAGGCGGGGCTGCGCACCATCCAGCCAATCCCACCGACAGGAGCCGGCCATGCCCGCGCCCGAGTTGAAGACCCAGGTACCAGGCGAAAACCCGACGGCCGACAGCGCCCCCGACGCGCCGAACTACGCCGAGCTCACCGCCCTGGCCGAGCTCACCGTCGACGAAATCACCAGCGGATTCGAGGCGCTCAACGACGCCGAGCTGGCTGCGCTGCACGAGATCGAGAAGTCCAAGTCGCAGCCCCGTGTGACGCTGCTGCGCGCGATCGAGGCCGAGTTCGACGCACGCGCCGCGGCGAACCCGTCGACCCCGCCGGCCGATGCTCCTGTCGACCTGGTCGTGCGCACCGACCGCCAGCCCACGCCCGTGCTGACAGATGCCGGCTGGGTTGTCCCCGAGCCTGCGCTGAAGCCCTGACCCAGGAACCACCCGACCATGTGCGGATCCCGCAAGGCACCCAAGGTCGTCGAGCGCGACCCCGTGGCCGAACAGCGCGAGGCTGAGGCCAAGGCAGCCACCGAGGCCAACCTGCAGATCGCCGAGCGCCGCCGTCGCCGCCGCGAGAGTTCACTGCTCACGCTCGGCGCGGACGGGCTGACGACCCGCACCGGCGGCACGTCGTTGCTGGCCAGCGCGCGCCCGGGGGGCACCTGATGTCCCTCGGCGCGCGGATCAGCAAGCGCCTCGGCGAGCTCAAGGCCCGCCGTCAACCGCATGAGCAGTCCTGGCGCGACTGCTACGACCACACCTTCCCGCTGCGCTCGGATGGCTTCGAAGGGCGCACGCTCGATGCCCAGCAGGGGCAGACCCAGCGCGCCAAGATCCTCGACGGCACCGGCACCGACGGCTGCCGCACCCTGGCCTCGGCGATCATGTCCGGGCTCACGCCGGCGAACTCGCGCTGGTTTGAGCTCGACGTCGACGACGAGACCGACGAGGAAAAGCGCTACCTCGATTCGTCGGCCGAGACCGTGTGGATGAACATCCACCAGTCCAACTTCGACGCCGAGGCCTTCGAGGGCGCGCTCGATGCAGTCGCTGCGGGCTGGTTTGTGCTGTACGTCGACGAGGACCGCGAGAACGGTGGCTACAGCTTCGAGCAATGGGCCATCTCCGGGTGCTACGTGGCCAGCAGCCGCGCCGATGGACTGATCGATATCATCTATCGCGAGTACAAGCTGACCGCCCAGGCCGCGGCCGAAAAGCTCGGGCTGAGCAACCTCAGCGACAACGTGCAGAAACTGGTGGTCAGCAAGCCGGACGAGCTGATCTGTTTCATCCACGCGATCGAGCCGCGCACACCGCACGTGGTGGACGCACGCATGGCCAAGAACCTGCCGTTCGCCTCGTATCACGTCGAGCAATCCAGCGGCCACGTGGTGCGCGAGTCCGGCTACCACGAGTTCCCATGCGTCGTGCCGCGTTGGATGCGCATCCCGAACAGCTCCTACGGCGTGGGGCCGGCGTACGACGCGCTGCCCGATATGCGCATGCTCAACGAGCTGAAGGCCTTCCTGCTGGCTTCCGCCGACTTGGCCGTGGCCGGCATGTGGATCGCCGAGGACGATGGAGTGCTCAACCCGCGCACCGTCAAGGTCGGGCCGCGCAAGATCATCGTCGCCAACTCCGTCGATTCGATGAAGGAGCTCAAGTCCGGCAGCGATTTCCAGTTGGCTGAGTACCTGGTCGCGCAGCTGCAGGCCGCGATCCGCAAGATCCTGATGGCCGACCAGCTGCAGCCGCAGGACGGTCCGGCGATGACGGCGACCGAAGTGCATGTGCGCGTGGAGCTGATCCGCCAGTTGCTCGGCCCGATCTACGGCCGCTTCCAGGCCGAATACCTGCGCCCGCTGGTGCAGCGGTGCTTCGCGATCGCCTACCGTGCCGGCGTACTTGGCCAGGCGCCTGAGTCGCTGCAGGGCCGTGAGTTCTCGGTGAAGTACGTCTCGCCCATGGCGCGGGCGCAGCGCCTGGAAGAGGTCACCGCCATCGACCGGCTGTTCCAGAGCGCGGCGGCGTTCGCCCAGGCCAGTGGCGATCCCAGCGTTTTCGACCGCTTCAACATGGACGAGGCGCTGGCCATCACCGCCGATGGATTGGGCGTGCCTGACCGGGTGCTGCTGACCGGCCAGGAACTGCAGGCCAAGCTCGAGGCCAAGCAGCAGGCGCGTGCGCAGACCCAGCAACAGGCCGCCATGGCGCAGACCGCGCAGGTAGCCGCCGACGGCGCGGTTGCCCAGGCGGTGGCCGCATGACCCGCGGAACCGTCACGCCGGAGATGTACGCCCGGGTGTTCGAGAACCACGCCGAGGGCGCGCTGATCCTCGAAGACCTGGCGCGTCGGTTCCACCGGCCCGCCAAGCTCGAAGGCGGCATCGACGCGATCATCACCACATACCATCGCGAGGGCGCGCGCTCCGTGGTGGATTTCATCGTCAACCAATGCAACAAGGCCAACGGAGTCGAAACCGATGAACTGGAACAACCACAGCCATGAAGAAGGCCAGGGCGCTGACGCCGCCGCTGGTGCTGATGCCGCCGCCGCCGCAGCGGCTGCCGCCGCCGGCAAAGGCGGTGAAGGAGGCGCGCCCTCGCTGCTGGCCCAAGGGCAGGGAGCGGAAGCGGCCAACGGCCAAAATTGGATCCCGGAGAAGTTCCGCGTCCTGAAAGAGGGCACGCAGGACCTGGACATCGAAGCATCGGCGCGCAAGCTCGCCGGCAGCTACACCGAACTGGAAAAGGCGCGGCCGGCCTCTCCCGGCACCGTTCCTGCCACCGCCGCCGACTACAAGATGGAAGTCCCCAAGGGTGCCGACGGCAAGCCGATCGAGGGCATCGACCTGGAAGCGTTCGTCGCCGACCCGCTGTTCAAGGGCCTGGCAGAGAAGGCCCACAAGGCGGGCATCACCAACGAGCAGATGCAGTTCTTCGTCGGCGAGTACCTGCAGTTCATGCCTGGCGTGCTGGAAGCCAACGGCCAGCTCACTGCCGACGAGGCCAAGGCCGAGCTGTCGAAGGTCTGGGGCGACGACCAGGCGATCCGCAATGGTGTCGGCAGTGCGATGCGCGCCGTGCGCGGCTTTGCCGCCGAGGGCGACGTTCCGGGCAGCTTCGATCGCCTGATGAATCGCTACGGCAATGACCCCGACTTCCTGGCCTTCGCCGCCAAGATCGGCGCCGAAATGGCCGAGGACAGGCCGATCACCGGCGATGCCGTCGCCACCGCCGACTGGCAGTCGCAGGTGAACGCCATCAAGGCCGACCCGGCTTACCTGGACGGCAACCACCCGCAGCATGCGGAGAAGGTTGCGCAGCTCTCGGCGCTGTACCAGAAGCGGTACGGGACCAGGGCGCAACAGATGGGCGGCAGCGCCACGCGCTGATCGCCGCGGCCAGCAGCAAACGAACGAGCCCGCCACTGCGCGGGCTTTTTCGTGCCCGCAAATTGTCGGGAATCCGCACAAGCACCCCGCCAATACTCCCGGCACGGCCCGGGGTGGCACCCGGATAACCGCTGAGCCCGCGACCCGTCGCCGCGCGAACGCACCGGCCCCACAAGGGATAACCGAGCAGGCACGAACCCCTTCCATCCCTTCGGAGTTTTTATGAGCCAGCAGATCACCGAAGCGTTCGTGCAGCAGTTCGCCGACAACTTCAAGCACGTCGCTCAGCAGATGCCCTCCCGCTTGCGCATCGCGGTCAGCGTGGAGGCCGGCATCGTCGGCATGTCCAAGTCCATCAACCTGCTGGGCCAGCGCACCGCCCAGCGTCGCCTGGTCCGCCATGGCGACACCCCGATCAACGATCAGATCCATGGCACGCGCTTCGTCGACTTGTTCGACTGGGAAGACGGCGACATGATCGATGACCTGGACAAGGTCCGCATGCTGGTGGACCCGACCAGCGACTACGTCAAGGCCATGGTCTCGGCGATGAACCGCGCCCAGGACGATGTGATCATTGCCTCGCTGGGCGGCAATTCGCGCAGCACCGCAGGCAACGTCGCGCTGCCGGCCTCGCAGAAGATCGCCGTCAACGCCTCGGGCCTGACCAAGACCAAGATCATCCAGGCCAAGAAGCTGTTCCGGCAGAACGAGGCCGACGAGGAAAACGGCGAAGAGCTCTATTTCGGCTACACCGCCCAGATGATGGCCGATGTGCTGGCCGACACCACGTTGACCTCGGCCGACTTCCTTGCCGTGCAGATGCTCCAGAACGGCACGATGAAGGGCAAGTGGATGGGGTTCACCTGGATCCCGACCGAGCGCATGCCGAAGGTGAGCACCACCCGTTACGCGTATGCCTGGGCCAAGTCGGGCGTGACGCTGGGCATCGGCAAGGACATCACCACCGAAGTGGGCAAGGACCCGGGCAAGGGCTTCAACACCCGCGTCTACGCCAAGCAGGCCATCGGCGCCGTGCGCTCCGAAGAGGTCAAGGTCGTCGAAGTCGCCTGCCAGGAGACCTGATAGGGCAGGGCGGCGGCTTCGGTCGCCGCCCGTTCTACCTGGCACAGCCCAATCCATTCCAAGCTACGAGGTAAACCACCATGGCCGTTGTGAATAAGTCCAGCGCCGCGATCACCAAGCGCGACGCGCCCCCCTCCCAGACCAACTCGACCCTGGCCCCGACGAAGGTGGCCACCGGCCGCGTCAAGGAATCGCTGGGCGTCATCCAGGCCGCCAATGGCGACAGCATCGGCAGCATCCTGCGCTACTTCGCGGTGCATTCGAGCTGGCGCGTCAGCGCAATCCGCCTGTCGTGTGATGCCGTCACCGGCGCAGCGGCCGACGTCGGCCTCTACGACATGCCGACCCGCAACTCCGGCGCGGTCGTGGATGCCGACTTTTTCGCGTCGGCTCAGTCGCTGGCGTCGGCACTCGACAAGACCGACATCACCCGCGAGTCCGGCCTGATCACCGTTGCCAAGCTCGAGCAGCCCCTGTGGCAACTGCTGGGCCTCGCACAGGATCCGGGCGTCTGGTACGACGTCGCCGCCACGCTCACCGCCGCTGCCACCGCCGACGGATACACCGCCCTGCACGGGTACTTCATCGACGGCAACTGATCGAGGGCCCGCTCGGGGGAGTGGCTATCGAACGCCGGGCGCCGCGTGCGCCCGGCCTTTTTTCAGGTGAAGGCAAATGGACGAAACCACCAGCGCAGTGAAGATCTGCTCTAACGCTCTACTGATGCTGGGCGCGCAACCGATCGCCAGCTTCAGCGAGGGCAGCGGCTTCGGCGCCAACCTCGATCGCGCAAAGTTGTGCTCTGAGCTTTACCCGCAGACGCGAAAGGCGGTGCTGCGCGGTCACTACTGGAACTGCTGCGTCAAGCGCGTGATGCTCTCGCCAGACGTCATCCCGCCGCCCTTCGGCTTTGCCAACCGCTTCCTGTTGCCCGGTGACTGGCTGCGCACGGTGAACGTCGGCGACGAGCGCGGCCGCTCGCGCATCATCTACCGCTCCGAGGGCCGCTACCTGCTCAGCGACGAAGTGGTGTTCCCGCTGACCTACCTGGCCGACACTCCCGAGCAGGAATGGGACACGCTGCTGATCGACGTGATGACCATGGCGATGGCGTGGCGCATGGCCTATCCCATCACCAAGTCGACCAGCGTGGAGGACCAGCGCAACGGCGAGCTGAAAGAACTGCTCAAGCAGGCGCGCGCGGTGGACGGCCAGGACGATCCGCCTGAAACCCTCGGCGACTCGCCCCTGTTGCAGAGCCGGTTCACCGGCATCGGCGGTTTCTGATGAAGCTCGACCCGATCCAGACCAACTTCACCGCCGGCGAGCTTAGCCCGCGGCTTTACGGCCGGCAGGAGATCGAGCGCTACCGCAACGCGGTGAAGGTCGCCGAGAACGTCTTCATCCTGGTGCAGGGCGGCATGATCCGCCGCTACGGCCTGCGCTACACCGCCAAGGCCAAGCACGGCGACAAGCACGCGATCCTGGTGTCCTACGTCTTCAGTCGCAGCCAGGCCTACATGCTCGAGTTCGGTGACGCCTACTTCCGCGTCTTCCTGGCCAATGGCGCGCAAGTGCTGGACGGGCTCGTGCCCTACGAAGTCGAGATCGACTACGCCGAGGCCGACCTCGATGAAATCGACTTCGTGCAGAGCGGCGACACGATGTTCCTGTTCCACGTGGACTACCCGACCAGGCGCCTGCGCCGCTTCGGCGATGCCTCTTGGGTGATCGATGACGTGCCGTGGGTGACGCAACCCTTCGCCGAGATTGGTTCGAGGCCGGCAGCCGATATCACCGTGGACTCGCCGGCCACCGGTCCCGGACGCACCGTGACGGCGTCTCTGGCGTCCTTCATGGCCTCGGACGTGGGGCGCGAGATCGAGACCGAGGGCGGCCTGGCGCTGATCACCGGCTACACCAGCACCACCGTCGTCACCGTGAACACCCAAGCGCCGTTCCCCGGCTTGACCGTCGTTGCCGGCGAGTGGGTGCTGACCGGCAGCCCGATGACGACGCTGACGCCGAGTTGGACCGGCGGCGCCGAGCCCACCGACCTGCCGCCTGCTGGCGCGGAGGTCACGCTGACGCTGGCCGCTGCCGGTTGGCGCGCCGACGACCTGGGCAAGTGGGTGGACCTCAACGACGGCCTTGTGCAGATCAGCGAGGTGACCTCTGCCACGGTTGCAAAGGCTGTCGTCAGCACCCCGTTGAGCGCACTGGTCGCGGTCCCGGAGCTCGCGTGGACGCTGCAGGCTCCTGTATGGGGTGGGGCAAATGGCTATCCGCGCACCGGCACGTTCTTCGAGCAACGCCTGTGGACGGCCAGCACCCGCACGTCACCGCTGACCGTCTGGGGTTCGCGCATCGGCGAGTTTCTGGACTTTCAGCTCGGCTCCGACGCGGACGATGGGCTGTCGCTGGCGATCGCCAGCGACCAGCAGAACGAGATCACCCACCTGAACCGCATGGGCGCACTCGTCGTGCTGGGGGTGGGCGGCGAGACGACGATCCGCGGCACGGATGACTCGGCGATCGCGGCCAACATCAAGAACAAGATCAAGGACCAGTCGGACTTCGGCTGCTCCATCGTCTCGCCGGTGCGCGTGGGCAAAGAACTGCTGTTCGTGCAACGCGCTGGCGGCAAGGTGCGTGCCCTGTCCGCAGACAAGATCGACAGCGATCAGTACGGCGCGCCCGATATCACCGTCTTGGCCGAGCACATCACACGGCCGGGCCTCACAGCGATGGCCTACCAGCAAGACCCCGAAGCCCTCCTGCATGCAGTGCGCACCGATGGCGTGCTGGCCACCTGCACTATCGATCGCGACCAGGACATCGTCGGTTGGACCCGCCAGACCACGCAGGGCCAGTTCGATAGCGTGGCCGTGCTGCCCAGCGGCAGCGGTGAGCAGGCCTGGGTGATCGTGGCGCGCGAGGTCGACGGAGAGTTGGTCCGCTACGTGGAGCGCCTTGACCCGACCTGTTTCACCGACGCAGCAATCACTGGGGCCAGCGATGAGGGCCAGGCGACGTGGAGCGGCCTGGAACACCTGGAAGGCTGCGCGGTGAAGGTGCTGGCGGACGGCGTCGAGATGAACGATAAGACCGTCGTCGATGGCGCCATCACGCTCGAACGCGCCGCGCGCGCCGTCGAGATCGGCCTGGCTTACACCCCTCGCATCGAGCTACTGAGGCCGGAGATTGCTGGCGCCGATGGCAGCAGCCAGCTGGCCAACATCAGCGTTTCTCGCCTGGCACTGCGCTTCCTTGAGACCACCGGCGCCACCTTGAACGGGCAAATCATCTTCGCGCGCGAGCTCGGGTTCGGCGTGCTGGATCAGGCGCCGCCATTGTTCACTGGCGATCGGATCATCGAGCAGTTGGGGTGGGAAATCGGCAATTTCCGCTGCGTGATTGAGCAGCCCCAGCCATATCCCTTCCACCTGCAGGCGGTAGTCATGACCATGTCGGTGAACAAAGGATGATCCGCGAAGCTACCCTCGCCGATGTGGGTTCGCTGCTGGTGCTCGCCGAGCAGATGCACGCCGAATCACGCTTCTCGCCGCGGCGCTTCAGCGTCGACAAGATGGCTGCGCTGTTCCAGAGCCTCATCGCAAGCGATACAGGGGTCGTGCTGGTAGCCGAGCAGGCCGGCGAGCTGCTGGGCGTATTCGCTGGCTACGTGGCCGAGGACTGGTTTGGCCCGGACTTGGCTGCGGGCGACTTCGGTCTGTTCGTGCGGCCGGATCGGCGCGGCGCGGTCGCCGCGGCCGGAATGGTTCGTCGGTTCGTCGCTTGGGCCCAATCCAAGGGCGTGGCGCGCCCGGACCTCGGGATCAGCACGGGTGTGCACCTGGACGCCACAACGCGGCTTTATCGCGCCCTCGGCTTCCAGCCGGTCGGGACCATCTTCGAATACACGGGAGGCTGAGCATGTGCACGGGCGCAGAAGTTCTCCTGGTCGGTAGCACCTTGCTTGGAACGGGTGCAGCAGTCCACCAGGCGCAGACACAGAGCAACTACAACAACTACCTGGCCGCGCAAGCAGCAGCCGATGCCAAAGCCGAGAAGGGCGCGGCCGAGGTCGAGGCAGAGCGCATCCGCAAGGCCGGCAAGCAGCAGCGGGCCGAGGCGATCGCCGCTCTGGCGGCCAGCGGCGTGGATGTGAACTCTGGCACCGCGCTCAAGATCGACCAGCGCATCGCGCGCGACAGCGAGGAAGATGCGGTCCTGACCTTGACGGGCGGCTCCGACCGAGCATTGCGCCTGGAAGCCGAAGCGCAGGGCTCACGGCAGGCCGCAAGCCGGGCGCAAGCGGCCGGCTACGTGAGCGCGGCTGGGAACTTGCTGCAGGGCGGCTACAAGCTCGCCAACGGCTGGAAGAAGGCAGGAGGGGGTGGCTGATGGCCAGGATTCCGATGGGAAACTTCGGGCAGGGTGCCACCACGGCACCACTGCAGCGCACGCGCATTGCCGGCGGCGACGACCCTGTCGCGCGGGCGGTGGGACAGCTGGCGGACGTCATGGGTGGCGGGGCGGCACGCGCCATCGAGATTGAGCGGCAGAACCGCGAAGGCCTGGCTCGCGCCAAGGCCGCGAACTCATCGCTCGACTACGAAATCAGCGTGAACGATGCAGCGTTGCAGCTGCAGCAAGAAGTCGAGAGCGGCATCGTCCCGTACCAGGAATCGGAGAGGCACTACAGCGATCGGTTGGCGCAGATCGAGGTGCCGACGGTGCAGGATCTGCCGCCAGACATGCAGGTGGCCTACGAAGGCGGCATCAAGCGCACCCAGCGTGCTGGACAGCTCACCGTCGCCCGGGCCGCGCTGAGTGCGCGGCATGCCGATTTCAAGGGCCAGTTCGTCGCGGCGCTGGACAAGCTCGGCAAGATCGCCGGCATGCCCAATGCCGATATCGATGGCATCAACGAGCGGGCCGCGGCCTTTGCCCCGCTGGCCCGGCAGGCTGGACTGGACGATGCGCAGGTCACCAAGGCGCTGCAGGACTTCAAGGACAAGACCTGGACCTCGCACGCGACTCAGGCGGTGATCTTCAATCGCAATGATCCGGCGCAGCTGAAGAAGCTCGAACAGGACCTCAGCGCGCAGGACGGCTACTACGCCGACAAGCTCGACCCGGAGAAGCGCAACGCGCTGCTGTCGCAGGTCGTTACCCGGCAGCAGACCCTGGCCGACAAGGCTGAGCACGCGCAGGACCGGCTCGATGCGAAGGGCGAGCGCGCCATTTCGCAGATCGAGCAGCAGATCGCCAGCACCATTCCGGCCACGCCTGAGCAATGGACGGCCTGGGCCGGTGCGGTGCAGGGCACGTCCTCGCTCGACACTTATAACGAGTTGGTCAAGCAGGAAAAACAGGTCCAGGAAGTGCTGCGCCTGGCGCCGGATCAGCAGCAGAACTTCCTGCAGGAGGCCGAGGCCAAGCTCCGCGGCCAGGGTGGCAGCGTGCGCGACAAGGCCAACCTGGATCGCATGAAGACGGCGGTTGAGTACAACCTCAAGCAATTGGACGACGCGCCGCTTCTGTTCAACGCCAACCGGGAGGGCGACCAGGTCGAGGCCCTGAAGCTTGAGGCCCTGGTCTCGCCGGCCGATGCCTGGGAGGTTGGCGCGCAGTTGCAGACCCGCGCGTCCACGATCACAGCCATGCGCAAGCGCTACGGGCAGCAGGTGCCGATGCGGCTGTTGCTGCCGCAGGAGGTCAAGGTGCTGGGCGAGACACTGACCAAGGCCACGCCGACACAGCAGGTGGCGCTGCTGGGGCAGCTGCGCACGTCCACCATGGACGACAAGGTCTACAACGACGTGCTCAAGCAGCTGGCGCCGGAGCAGCCCGTTGTCGCCTATGCGGGCATGCTCGCCGCGCGCGAACGCGCCACGGTGACGCTGGAGAAGCACTTTTTCAGTCCGAATGCGAAGGCGGGCGCGCGCGACGTGGCCGCCACCATGTTGGAAGGCAATCGTCTGCTGCAGGGGAAGGGCGACACCAAGTTTCCTCTGCCGCCCGACAAGGACTTCCGGCAAACGTTCACAGACGAGACCGGGGCACTGTTCGCCGGCCGGCCTGGCGCCGGTGAAGTGGCGATGCAGGCGGTGCGCGCCTACTACACCGGAAAATCGGCCGCCGATGGCGACAGCAGTGGCGAGGTGGACCCGAAGCGCATGCGCGAGGCAATCCGGGCATCACTGGGCGAGGTCGCTGACGTCAACGGCAACGGTGAAGTGCTGGCGCCGTGGGGCATGTCGGCGGCCACGTTCGAAGAGCGCGCCGAGCAAGCCTTCGCAACCGCAGCAAAGGCTGCCGGGCTGCCGCAGAGCACCGTCGACAACTTCGGCGCCTTCGGCTTGCGCCAGGCCGGCGAGCGGCAGTTCTACGTCACTAACGGCATCAGCTATTTGTACGGCAAGGACGGCAAGCCGCTGCTGCTGAGCATTGATGGAGGCACCGGACCGTGAGCGTTTTCGATCTCGACGAACAAGGCCGGCGCACGCTGGACGAGCAGGTCTCCCTTAATCCGCTGGACCTGTCCAAGGTCACCCCGTCGTTTTTCCACGGGTTCGGCACCGCGCTGGGCGGCGGCACCATGCGTGGCGGCGCCCGCACCGGCGAAGCGCTGGCAATTGCGGGCGCAGCACCCATCATGGCTGCGCAGGAGCTGGGGTCCGAACGCGGCCAGATTGCGCGGCCGCTGATCCAGTCGCTGCCGTTCGGACCGGCCGTCGATTCGACGCTGCGCCTGGCTTCAGCCGCCGGCGACAACCTGCTCGACAGCTACTTCGACAACACCGCGGCGCCAGCGCAACAGGCCGTGGAGTTCTGGACGCCGGATCCCGCGCAGGTCGGCACCGCCGGGCGCGTCCTGGGTGGACTGTCCGAAATCCTATTGCCGTTGGCTGCCGGCGGCGGCAATCCCGCGCTGCTGGCGGCGACGGAAGGGCTGCAGACGCCCGCTTCGATGGTGGAGCAGGGCGTCGATCCGGGCACGGCGACTGCACTGGGCACGGTCTCGGCAGCGGCTACCGCGCTGGGTTTCAAGGTGCCGGCGGCATTCGGCTCCAACCTGTTCCAGAGGGTAGCTTCCGGCGCTGCCGCCAACACCGTCGTGGGAACGGCCAGCCAGGCCGCGCAGTCGGCCGTATTGGAAGCTGGTGGTTACGATGAGCAGGCCAAGCAATTTAGCCCCTGGAACGCTGAGGCGCGCACGGTCGACCTCCTGACCGGCGCGGTGTTCGGCGGCATCGCCCACGCGCAAGCGCGGCCCGTCAGCGTGGTCGATCGCGACGCGACCCTAACCGCAGCCAATGCCAAGCACGTGCAACTGGACACCGCGCCGGGCATCCCCGCCGACCAGGTCAGCAGCGCGGCGCACCAGCGCGCCATTTCGGAGGCGATCGGCAGCCTGCTGCGCGGCGAGCAGGTCAGCGTCGCTGACCTCATCGACCCGGCCGAGTTCATCCCGCGCCAGCGTCAAGGCATCGATCCTGGCGCAATGGAGCTAACCGGCGAAGCGCCGGCCGGCTACACCGCCTATCGCCGCGCGCTTGAGTCCGGCTTCCGTGCCGACGCTGCCAATCCGGCCAGCAGCGCCCTGGGGATCGACCAGTTCACCGCGCCGACTTGGCGCCGCATCGTCGCCCAGACGAAGCCTGCCTGGGCGCAGGGCCTGACAGATGCCCAGCTGCTGGCTGCACGCCGCGATCCGGTTCGATCCGGCGAAATGGTTGAAGCCTTGGACGCACAGAGCGCGGCGACGTTGGCGCAAGAAGGCCTGCCGGCGAGTGCGCACAACCTCTATGCGATGCACCACTTCGGCCCGGCCAGCGGCAAGCGCTTCGCGCGCGCGGCCGAAGACGCGCCGGTTTCGGACCTGATTACGCCCGAGCAGCTGGCGGCGAACCCGTACCTGCGCGGCATGACGAAGGGCGAGGCCCTGGCGCACTGGGATGCGCGGGCGCACCGTGCAGGGGTGCTGCCCGATGGCGGGCTGGTCGACACCAATGAAGCCGGCCAGACCCTGCGCCGTCGGCTGGTGGACGAGCCGGACGCCCTGATCGACGCGTACGCCCAGCTCGAGGACTCGGCAGGCGGCACGGTCTTGAACACCGACGTTGCGAGGGAGTTGTCGCCTGAGTACCTGGCCGACCGGACCCGCAGCGCGGACGTCCACGAGGCTGCCAGCGACTTCGTGAAGACCCTCTACGAGCGCAAGCTCGCCGCGCCGACGCCGGAAGGCTTCGAACGGAAGGTGATGTTCACTGCCGGCGGTACCGGCGCGGGCAAGACGACGGCAGTTGCGGCCGTTTCCGAGGCGCTGGGCCGGCCAGAGATCGTCTACGACACCAACATGAACACCCTGCGTTCGGCCGAGCAGAAGGTGCAGCAGGCGCTGGACGCTGGACGCGACGTGACGATTGCCTACGTCTATCGCGACCCGGTGGAAGCACTGACCGGCGGCGCCATTCCGCGCGCTCAGCGACAGGCCGAGCGCTTCGGCACCGGTCGCACGGTCCCCCTGGAAGAGCACGCACGGACCCACGAAGGCGTGCGCGGCGTCATGGACGCCCTGGCCAAGCGCTACGCTGACGACTCACGGGTCACGATCATCCCGATCGACAACAGCCGCGGGAAGGGCCGTCAGGCGATCTTGCGGTCACTTGCGGACGTCCCCCGGCAGGAGCAAAATCAACTCCGTGAACGCCTCCGCGCAGCCCTCGAAGAAGCCCGAGCCGCAGGTCTCCCCGAAGACCTCTACCGCGGCTTCGCCAGCCAAGGGCGAGACGCACGAGCAGTGGTCCCAGCGAATGGGGCAGCTGATGGTGGATCGCCTGCGCAAGGTGACCGCGGACAAGTAGCCGCGCCGGGCAAAGCGCCCACTCCGGCCTCTCCCGAGGCCCAGATCGCCGCCATCACCGACCAGGCCGCCGCAGAGGCGGCTCTCGCGTTCCCGGATCTGCAGGTTGTCCTCGACGACGGATCGATCGTCAGCGCTGCCGAGGCGCTGGCGCAGGCCGATGCCGACATCGTGCGAGCGCAGTCCGACTCCCGCGGCTTCGCTGCCGCCGTTGCCTGTTCCCTGAGGTTTGCCTGATGCGCGCCGAATGCATTGACGCCGTGACCGCGGCTGTGGGCCGCCCGTTGAACGCTGCGGAGATTCGCGGCATCGAAGAGCGGCTCGGCCGCCACATGCGCCAGAACGCTGCGAATGATCCGCAGGCGGCCCTGGCCATGCCGCCCGAGCAGCGCTTGAGTGAAGCGGCCGCCAGCGCCGCGCAGGAACTGGTGGCCGAGGCCGCCAAGAAAAAGCAGCGCGTTGCGCTCACCATCCTGGCCAACGATCGGATCACCAAGCACCTGGCGCAGTTCCCGGACAAGTTCGACGGCCTGAATCGAATGATCGCCTTCCATGCCGATGCGAGGGGGAACACGCTGTCGGTGGAGACGCGCGCCAAGGCCATCGAGCGCGATGCATTGCGGCAGATGCTGGAAACGCTCGAGGCGACGAATCCCAAATGGTTTGGCCTTATCGAGAACCCGGAGGGCGTGGCCAACCTGGTGCGAGAACTGCACGGGCAGTCCACTGGCGATGCCACAGCGAAGAAGGGTGCCGAGATCTTCCACCAGGTGACCGACACCCTGCGCACGCGCTTCAACCGCGCCGGCGGCGACATCGGCGTGCTCGAAGACTGGGGCATGCCGCACCACCACAGCCAAAGCCGCGTCGCGCAGGCCGGGCGGGACAAATGGGTGGCCGAAACCCTCCCGCTGCTCAACCGTCGCCGCTATGTAAACCCGGACGGCTCGATCATGGGCGAACCGGAGGTGACGGCTTTCCTTGGCCAGGCCTGGGAAAGCATTGCCACCGGTGGTGTGAACAAGCTGGATCCTGGTCGGCCGGCAGTCAGCGGCATGCGCGCCAACCGCGGCAACGAGTCGCGGCAGATCCACTTCGCCAGCGGCGACGCCTACCTGCAGTATCAGCAGAACTTCGGCGAACGGTCGCTGTACGAGGTGCTGACCGGACACATCGCCGGCGTTTCGAAGGACATCGGGTTGGTCGAAACCTTCGGCCCGAACCCAGACCTCAGCTATCGGTTGTTCCGCGACAAAGCTATGCAAGAGGCCGCGCTGCGCGAGCCCCAGAAGCTCGGCAAACACCAAAAGCAGTCCATCAACTCTGAGAACCTGTACAACGCCGTGTCCGGGCGTACCCTGCCGGTGGCATCGCAGGCGCTGGCGGACGCGTTCGATACTTTGCGCAGCTGGATGGTGGCCTCGCGCTTGGGATCCGCGGTGATCACGTCGTTTTCCGACGACGCAACCATGTACGTGTCGGCTCACGTGAACAATCTGCCGACCTTGCGGCTGTTCGCCAACGAAGTGGCCGCGTTGAACCCCGCAAATCCCATGGAAAAGCGTATGGCGTTGCGCGCGGGCCTAGCCATGAACACGCTTTTGTCCTCCCTCAACAGGTTCGGATCGGACTACTTCAGCGGCACAGGACAGGGGCTGCTCGGTAAGGCTTCCCATTTCAGCTCAAAACTGGCCGGCGCAACCATGCGCGCCAGCGGCTTGAATGCCATTACGGAAGCGCGGAAGCGAGCCTACGGCGTCACCTTCATGCACGCCATCGGCGCGGTCACCCGCGACCACGCCACGCTGTCGGCCATTGACGCTGCCGACCACCGCATCTTGTTGTCCAAGGGCATCACCGATACTGACTTCGCCGTGTGGAAGCGCGCCGACTTGGAGGACTGGGGCGGCGGAAACGACTCGATGCTCACCCCCGATGCCATCTACCGTATCCCGGATGCGAAGCTGAAAGACCTGGGCGACCCTCGCCGGCTGAAGGAGGACGCGGCGACGCGACTACTGGGTGCCGTGCTCGAGGAAACAGACGTAGCCGTGATCGAGCCCGGCGCGCGGGAGCGGGCAGCGATGCTGACCAACTTGCAGCGCGGTACCTGGAAAGGCGAGCTGACCCGCTCGTTCTTCCTGTTCAAGGCATTCCCGATCGCGATGATCACACGGCACCTGGCCCGCGGTTGGTCCATGCCGACCGGTACAGGTCAAGCCGCCTATCTCGCCGCGCTGCTGGCCTCGACGACAGTGATGGGGGCGGCCTCGATGCAGATCAGTGACCTGCTATCGGGACGCGACCCGCGCACCATGCTGAGCCCAAAGTTTTGGAGCGCGGCCATGCTCAAGGGCGGTTCGCTGGGCCTATATGGCGACTTCCTGTTCTCCGATACCACCCGCTACGGGCAGTCCGCCCTGGCTTCAGCGCTGGGCCCGGTGGCCGGCCTGGCCGAGGATGTCCTGAAGCTGACGCAGGGGAATCTGATGGAGGCTGCGCAGGGGAAGGAGACCAACGCCGGCGCCGAGACGGTGCGCTTCGTCAAATCGAACACGCCAGGCGCGAACCTGTGGTACACGAAAGCAGCGCTTGACCATCTGTTCTTTCACCAGCTGCAGGAGTATTTCTCTCCGGGATACCTGCGGAGGATGCGCAAGCGCTCCGAGCGCGAATTCGGGCAGCGCTATTGGTGGGAACCGGGCGAGGCCATTCCTGACCGCGCACCGGACCTGGAGGCAGCAGTGGAGGAACCCCGCAATGCGTGAGGACCAGTACCTGCGCCTACAGGCGCTCAGCACCAAGCTGGCCGAGGCCTTCATCGAAGAGGCCGACCCGGACCACTGGAGCGGCGCCGGCAAGAAGCCCAACGAAATGGACAAGACCGAGCGCGGTGACCGGTACTGGTGCAAGCGCAACGCTGCTGCCACGGGCGCGCTGCTGCTGCGCGTGGGGTCGCTGACCAGCATGATCCAGCGCGACAGTGCCGGTAGCGGCGGAGCGGGCGAGGTGACCCCAGAGGGAGCCGACGGGGAAGCTGACGGCTTGGAGCGCGAGATCGCCGAAGCGGAGAAGGAGGGTAGTCGCTTGCTCGATGAGGTGCTGACCCAGCAACGGCGCGCGGCTGCGGTGGCGAAGCTGCATGGCAAGCCGTGAAGTCTCCTTCCTGACGTTCTTCATGATGTGGGCCCGGCTGCAAGGCTGGGCCGTTCCGCATCTACACGTGCGCATCTGCGTGTGGCTGGAAACGTGCGATGACCCCGAGCGGGTGCTGATGGTCTTCCGCGGCGCGGCCAAGTCGACGATCTATGCGGTCTACAAGGCCTGGCGCCTCTATCGCAGCAAGGCGCACCGGTCCTTGGTGTGGTCGGCCGACAACGAGACCGCGGGGATGCTCACTGCCGACACGATCAATGTTCTGCGCAACCATCCGCTGTGCATCGGCATGCTGCCCAAGAAACCTGGTGCGAAGCGGTTCTGGGTGTTGGGCTCGCGCGACGCACGCAACGCGAGCATGCGTGCCGTCGGCGTGACCTCAAACGCGACCGGTGCCCGCGCCGACGACGTCGATTTCGACGACATCGAGGTCCCCGGCAATATCGAGACCCCGGAGGCCCGGAAGAAGCTGCGCCAGCGCATCAGCGAGTCAACGCACATCGCCGTGCCCGGCGCCCAGAAGACCTTCATCGGTACGCCGCACACCCACGACAGCATCTATCCCGAGCGCATCGCCGCCGGCGCCTCTACGCTGATCATCCCGCTGTTCGCGCACGCCACCCGGTACAAGCAAACCGACAGCAAGACCCGGTACCGCATCGGATTCACGCCAGCCGATGACGGACTCTACGTGATCGTGGGCATCCACCAGTTTGCGAAGGTGCTGGAGGAAGGCAGCGACTATCGCGTGGAGCGCGGCGAGATCGTATTCGAACGGCCGCCCGGTGCAGTGCTCGACATTTACAGCGGCTGCGCCTGGCCCGAGCGCTTCACCCGCGAAGAGATTTACATCCGGCGCAAGGAAACCCGCACCCTCAACGCCTGGGACAGCCAATACATGCTCGAAGCCAAGCCGATCGAGGAAATCCGCCTCGAGCCAGAACTGATCACGCCCTACGACGTTGAGCCCACTATCCGCAGGGCCAACGGCGCAGTGTCCATGTTCCTGGGCAGCGTGCAGATCGCCGGCGCCGCGGTCCGATGGGATCCGGCAAGCGGCAAGCTCGGTTCGGACGTGTCGGCCGTGGCTGTGGTGCTGCAGGACCTGCTCGGTCGGCGCTACCTACATCGGCTGACGCGCCTGACCGGCCAGGTGGCCGAGTTCACCGAGGACGGCAAGCGCATCATCGGCGGCCAGGTGTGGCAACTGTGCGACCTGGTGCAGGAACTGAACCTGCCGCGCATCGTGGTGGAAACCAACGGCATCGGCGCCTTCGCGCCGGCGGTTCTCAAGGCCGCGCTGAAACAGCGCAAGCTGATGCCCTGTGGCGTGGCCGAAGAACAGGCGGTGGCCAACAAGTCCAAACGCATCCTCGAAGCCTGGGAGCCGTTGCTCGAGTCCAATGGTCAGTTGTGGGCGCACGTCAGCGTGCTGCGCGGCCCGCTTTGGGATCAGATGAAGGACTGGATTCCGACCGCGACTAACCAGGCGGACGACTACCTGGATGCGGGGGCCGGCGCCCTGACCGACGTACCTGAAAGGGTCATCAAAATAGTCGGGAATCCGAACGTCACGGCGCGGGACGATTGGCGCCACAGCGCGGGGGAGCATGAGGTCGTGTTCGAGCGCTGATCCTTCATCGCTCGGAGCTTCAATGAAAGACCCCATCACGCAGGACCTGGTCGCCGCAGCCCTCAAGACGGCGCCGACCGCCACCGTCAGCGTGGTCACCTACGACCCGTCGAAACTGCTCAGCCACGTGGCGGTGGCGGTCACCATCCTCGTCGGATTGGCGCAATTCTTCACCGTGGTGGTGAACAACTGGGGCGCCTGGATCGGGTGGTGGGCAGCGCGCTGGGTGGATGCACGCCGCATCTTGGCCTGGGCACGCCGCCGTGACTGATCAGCCGGCCAGCACGGGGAAGAAGTTTGGCCTCGCGGCCGCGCCGGTGGCGTTGGTCCTGGCGCTGGTCGCGGCCCTGGGTCAGAACGACGCCGCACACGAGGGGCGTCGCTATACCGCCTACCTCGACGGCGGCGGCGTCCCCACCGTCTGCGCGGGTATCACTGGCGAAGCCGTGGTGTGGGGCAAGACCTACACCGCCGAGGAATGCACGGCGCTCGAGGCAGCCTACGTGCAGCAGATGCTGGCCCACATGGGCCAGTGCGTTCGCGGTGAATTCGAGTTTCACGAGATCAAGGCCTGGGGCCACTTCGCCTATAACATTGGCACGTCGGCCTTCTGCAGAAGCACCGCGGCTCGCCGACTCAATGCCGGCGAGCGGACCACTGCCTGCGCCGAGATCTCGAAATGGGTGTTCAGCGCCGGGCGCGACTGCCGAAAAGCGGGCAGCAACTGCCCCGGGATCCCGAAGCGCCGCGCCTGGGAGCGCGCCACTTGCGAGGGCCGCAAATGATCCGCGCACTGATTGCCGTCATCCTGCTGCTCGCCGGCGTGGTCGTCTGGCAGCGGGCCACCGTGGCCACAGCCAAGCACAGCGCCGAGACGGCTAATGCGACAGCGGAGGCGGCGCGGACGCTCTGGATGGAGGCCGAGCGCACGCTCAAAGCCGAGCGCACCCAGCGGGCGGCGACGCAGGCCGCTGCAGATTCGGCGGACAACCGCCAGGAGAAGATCAATGCCGACTATCAAAACCGCGTGGCGGCTGCTGTTGCTGGCCGTGATTCCGAGCTTGGCCGGCTTCGGCGGCTGTGGGGCAGCTGTGAAACCCAGCGCCTGTCCGACGGCGCCGCCGCTGCCGCAGAGGTTGCTGAAGAAGACCGACTACGCCGCGCAAGTGCGGCAGGTATTGTACGAGCCGTCGAGCTCGCCCAGTCCGAGCGCGACGAAGCCATCGACCGATATCAAGCCCTCGGTGCGCCCGCCGAAATAGTCGGGAAGCCGTAGCCTCCCGAGCCGAGCATTCGGGGCACTCCACCGCGGACGCACAGCGATGACGGCCCCCGCCTATACCGGCCCCAACACCTCCATTGCGAACGGCGTCACGACGACGTTCCCCTACAGCTTCAAGATCCTCGCCGCCAGCGATCTGCTGGTAACGGTCAATGGCCTGGTGCGCACCTTGGGCCTGCACTACAGCGTCACAGGCGTGGGCGAGGCGGGCGGCGGCGATGTGGTCTTCGTGGACCCTCCGGCGAACGGTGCGACCGTTGACCGCCGGCGCGCGATGCCCTTCACGCGCACGATCAACTACACCAATCTGGGCGATCTGTTGGCCTCCACCCTCAACGAGGACCAGGACTCGCCGGTGCTGATGATCCAGCAGCTGGCCGCATCGGTGCTGATGCAGATTCTGGACCCGGATTCGGGGCAGTTCGTGTGGGATGCGAAGGGCGCGCGAATCATCCGGGTCGGCGATGCGTTTGCCGATGCCGATGCCGTCAATCTTCGGACCATGTACGGATACGTGGAGCAAGTGCTTGAGGGCGGCAGCGTCGTCGCCGTCACGCCGCGCGCCTACGAATTCACTGGCGACGGCGCGGCGACCGACATGGCCATCCCCGGCGCGGACGTCACTGAGCCGGCCATGTATGACGTCTACCTCGAGCAGACCCCAGGCGCTGGCGACTTTGTCGGGCAACGCCCCTCCACCGACTACACCGTCGAGGTGAACCCTGACGACCTCGACAGCTCAGTCCTGCGCTTCGCCGTACCACCCGGTGAGTTGATCCGGGGCTTTGCGGTGCTCCGCGGGTTCGCGCGCCCCTTCGCCGGCGGCTCGCCGTTGACCACGACCGCCATGAAGGTGGTGATCTTCGATGGCACCACGTTGACGATCGACCATGCCTATCAGAACACCCTCATCGTGTGCACCGATATGACCGGTCCGGTCGTGATCACGGTGCGCAAGAACACGGGAAACGGAAGCCTGGACTGGAAGGCAGGGGAGTTCTTTTCGGTGTGCCAGGTCGGCACTGGCAAAGTGCAGGTCGCGATTGAGGCCGGCGGCGAGTTGCTGGCGCCGACCGACTTCTCCCTGGAAACCCGGGCCAGGAACTCGATCATCAGCGCTTCGTGCCTGATCGCCGGTGCGGATGCCTGGCGCGCGTCAGGCGACCTGCTGCGATCAGTGGTTGAGCCGGCCAAGCAAGTTCTGCGCCTGATCGACCGCAGCGTGCTGATAGGTACCAACGCAGCCACGGGCACCACAAAAGACAGCTTCATCCTGCCGTATGACTTCCAACTCGACACGGTCGCGAGCCGGGGGCTGTATGCAGCGCTCGCGGTAGCGCAGGCTGCCGGCGTACTGTTCACGGTGGACGTCAACGTCGACGGAACCAGCATCCTGGATACGAAGATCACCTTCGACAACAACGAGAAGAGCAGCCTCACTGCGGCGACGCCGCCGGTGTTCTCGAGCGCGTTCACCGCGGCCAATCGGATCATCCCGGCCGGTTCGGAGGTCACGATCGACGTCGACCAGGTGGGCACCGCGCTGGCCAAGGGGTTGTCTGTTTTCCTGCGCGGCGCGAGGGCGAACTGATGTCCGTTAGCCCATTCCTGCGTCCCGATTTGGATCAGGCGTCTGGCGTCCTGCCGCTCTATATCACAGGCGCCCTACCGCGCGCGCGTCCCGGCATCGCCTATGAAGGGCGCCTGCAGATCCACAATGCCGTCGGTGCGTGCACGGTGGAGAAGATCGCTGGCGATGCGTTGCCAAACGGCACTCAGCTGTACGTCGACAATGCCACCCAGGAGATCGTGATTGCCTGGCCGGCCTATGCCGAGAACCCGTGGCCCCTGGTGAATTCAAGCTTCAACACTGGCGATGTCAGCGGCTGGACAGTTACCAAGCGAGGCGAACTTCCCGGCTATCCAGTGGCCGCGACGGCCGACGGTGGCAGGCCTTTCGAGGGCGGCTACAGCGCCCTGTGGAAGGGCAACGAGGGAACAGGACACGCCCGGGGCGTTGAGGCCACGTGGGTGAATTCCGCGCGGGCGGACGTCTACCCGGGCCAGCGCGTGAACGTCTCGGCCCAGATTGCCCTGGACGACACCGACACCAGCCAGAACAGGGGCCAGGCGCTGGTGATCTTCTACGACGAGGGCGGCGACGAGTCGGCGCGCTTCGAGGGCGAGTTGATCCGGGGCAACGATCGCTCCTACCGCCTCTCCACGGCACAGGGGCGCGCGCAGGTGAAAGGCACGGTCGCGGCGGCGGTGTGGACCACGGCCAACGAATCCCCGGGCAGCGGCGTGCGCTTCGACGCCGTCGCGTGGGACGCCCCGACCCTGGTCGGCATCAACATAGATGCGACCTTGAACCTGACGCTGAGGGTCCGCGACACCTCGGGCCGCACCGCAACGTGGAGTGGGAGCGTGGTGGTGGTGGCTGCCCTGTGGGATTTCAACTGGGAGCCAAGCGGGGTTTCTTTCCCGGCGATGCACGGTCTGTTCGATGTGCTGTGGAGCGGCCTGTTCAACCGATTCATCGCGTGCGGATACTACAATGCGTCGCCTAATACGTCGATTATCAGTAGTGATGATGCTTTCACGTGGACGCAGCGCCGAGGGGCGAGTGGCGATTATTTCACCGCTGTCGTGGAGGCTCCTGGTATTGGGTCTGGGACTGTCTTTGTGTATGGGGCCAGCCAATCGGTCGCATACACCACCAATGGAACAAATTTCACCAAGACAACCACCAATGTAAATCCAGGCGGCAACGGCTTCTACAGCGTTGCATGGTCGCCCTCTCTGCAGCGATTGGTAGGTGTTGGACTAAACGGTGCCTACATCAGCGCCAACGGAATCAGCGACTGGGTGCAGACCAGCACGTCCAGCGGCTCTCCCGGTTCTGATCGAGTGATTTGGGTTGCCGAGCTCGCGCTCTTTGTCTGGGTCAATGGCGCCACCCTCCGCACCAGCCCCGACGGCACCACCTGGACAAACCGGTGGACTACCGACAGTCCCTATAACGTCTTTTGGATGGCTGATGAACAGCTCTTGTACGCGTTCATTAGCCCCTCGCCGGTGGTGTTCAGCCCATACATGACCTCTCCGGATGGGATCAACTGGACACGATTCGTGGGGCCGGTTCCTAACGACTTTGGCTTTATAGCCAACATGAACCCGGCATATTCCCCAGAGTTGAAGGGCGCTTTGATTGGGCGCGGCTCCGGAACCGGCCTGACTGCCTTAATGGATGGGGTGGCGAGCATTCATTATTCCCCTGGGCTCGGTGGTTCCCAGTTGCTCACCGCCAGTGCGTGGTCCTCATCGCTCGGCCGTTTTGTGGCGGTCGGCAGCGCCGGCGGCACGAATATGGTGATGGTGTCCACGCCCGGCTTCTGAGCGGAGTTTCCTGACATTGGGGAGTGCCTGTGTCCGATTGAGCTGGCGCAGGCCACATGGACAATTGTTCCTGACGGACGCGGGACCGTTGGTAGCTCACCCCGTGTTGCGCTTGAGCAGCGCCCGGCCGTCACCACCGCATGCTGCGATCGATCGCCCGGATCCATTCGCGCGTCGCCAAGGCCTGCGCTTCCGTGCGTCTGCGGCTGACCCGGCGCTGGCCAGGGAACGAATCTCGCGCAGCGATCCAGCGTTCGATGAAGCGCATGGCTTGCGCCTTGCTCCCGAGATGCACGGCGTTGATGCGGGTATTCCCCCAGCTCAGGCACACGTTCGCTGGCTGGCCGCGCTCTGGGTCCGGCGGGTTGTAGATGGCCACCACCCGCGCGTTGTACATCAGCACGGGAGATTCGGTGGTGCCGGCCCAGTGGCAGGCCGCGGGAAGGCGAGGGCGGGGCACGGTCAGGTGGCCAGGTAGTCGGCCCAAGCCTGCATCAGCTGCCTTCGCTTCTCGATGAGGGCGCCGCGGCGATAGGCGGCCTCGGCCTTGTTGCGGATTGCGTGCGCCAGCGCCATTTCGACGACCTCGGCCGGCGTGTCCTGGGTCTCTGCAGCCCAGTCCCGGAAGCTGGACCGGAACCCATGGACGGTGAACGGTAGGCCCAGACCCTTGGGTGCCGGCTTCTGCACCAGGTACAGCATGGCGTTCTCCGACAGGGCAAAGGGCGGGGCCTTCCGATCCAGGGGTTCGAGTAGCGCCAGAGCCGCCGGCGACAGCGGCACCGAGTGCTCGCGCCCACCCTTCATGCGGCCGGCTGGGATGGTCCACAGCTTGGCGGCCAGGTCGAATTCGGCCCAGTCCGCGCCTGTGACCTCTTCGGTCCGCGCCGCGGTGAGGATGGTGAACCGCAGGGCACGCCGGCTGCGCGCGTCCCGCTGACCCAGCGTGCCCATGAAGGCCGGCACGTCGGCGTACGGCATAGCGGCATGGTGCTGGGGCTTGCGCACCTTGCTGGGCTTGGGGAGAAGCTTGTCCAGGTGCCCGCGCCAGCGCGCCGGGTTGTCGCCCTGGCGATGCCCGTGCACCTTGGCCCAGTCCAGTACGCGCTCAATGCGCCCGCGCACGCGCGCAGCGGTCTCGGTCTTCGTGGTCCAGATCGGCCGCAGGCAGGCCATCACCATGGCCGTGTCGACCTGGCCAACCGGAGTGGCGGCGGTTGGTCCGTAATCGCGCAGGGACTGCTCCCATTGCTCGGCCTGGGCGTCGTTCTTCCAGCCGGCCTTCTGGCTGGCGATGAAGGCGTCGGCGCACTCGCCGAACGTGGCACCAACCGCCTGCGCGGCGCGGCGCGACTCGATCGGGTCCAGGCCCGTCAGCAGCATGCGGCGGTGCTCGAGCGCTGCGTGACGGGCTTCCTGCAAGCTGACCAGCGCGGTCGACCCCAGGCCCATTTCGCGTCGGCGTCCGCGCAACTGGTAGCGGAACACCCACGATCGCGCGCCGGTGGGTCCGACCAGCAGGTACAGGCCGCCCCCGTCAGGGTGGTAGCCTTGTGCCATCACCGTCGTCGCGGCGCGCGCACTCAGTCGATTGATTGGTCTGGCCATCTGCCCCGCCATCTGCCCCAT